AGTGGGGTTACTCACCCTGTAATTGCGGAAGCGGTGACACAATTTCAGGCGCAGGCGTACAAAGAACTGCTTCCTAGTTCAGGCCCAGTGCGTACTCAGATCATAGGAGCCACCAACCCAGAGGTTGAGGCACAATCTGAGCGCGTCAAGGAGTTCATGAACTATCAAATTATCCATGTAATGGAAGAATTTGATCCGGAAATGGACCGTTTGTTGTTTTATTTACCGCTTGCAGGCAGTGCGTTCAAGAAAGTCTATTTTGACGACCTTTTGGATCGTGCAGTTGCCAGATTCGTGCCAGCCGATGACCTTGTAGTTCCTTATAACGCGACTGATTTGAACTCCGCATCTCGAATTACGCATGTTATTCGCATGTCGGAGAATGATGTTCGCAAGTTTCAGGCCGGTGGGTTCTACCGAGAAGTGGATTTGGTTCCTTATGACGAAGACGATGAGCTTCGAGACAAGGAAAGAGAGATCTCGGGCATTCAGAAAACGACTGATGACAAGGATTGCACCCTTTTAGAGGTGCATACGGACCTTGATTTACCTGGATTCGAACATGTTAGCCCCATTGACGATGAGCAAACAGGCATAAAGCTGCCTTATATCATCACAATTGACGAGGGAAGCTCAAAAATCCTGTCCATTCGACGAAATTGGCGGGAAGACGATGAACTTTTCCGCCGAATCCCTTATTTCACGCATTACAAGTTCCTTCCTGGGCTTGGTTTCTACGGTTTTGGTCTTTTACACATGATTGGGGGCTTGGGCCGCTCCGCGACCTCTATTTTAAGGCAATTGATTGATGCAGGCACCTTGGCCAATCTTCCTGCTGGTTTTAAAGCTCGTGGTATCCGTATTCGCGATGCTGACCAGCCTCTTTCTCCTGGTGAGTTTCGTGATATTGATGTCCCCGGTGGCGTTCTTAGCCAAAGTATTCTCCCGCTTCCCTACAAAGAGCCCTCACAAACCCTAATGCAGCTTTTGGGGTTCGTGGTAGACGCCGGAAGGCGATTTGCGGCTATTGCCGACCTACAGGTAGGCGATGGGAACCAGCAAGCGGCGGTAGGAACGACAGTTGCCCTCCTCGAGCGGGGGTCAAAAGTGATGTCTGCGGTGCATAAACGCTTGCATTACGCTCAAAAGATAGAATTTAAGATGTTGGCCAGGGTGTTTTCGGAATCCTTACCTCCCATGTACCCCTACAACGTGTGGGGAGGTGAATCTTTAATAAAACAGGCTGATTTTGATGACCGTGTTGACATTATGCCTGTGTCTGACCCCAATATTTTCTCAATGTCGCAGAGATTGGCTTTGGCCCAGACGCAATTGCAGCTGGCTCAGTCTAATCCGCAAATGCACAACCTTTATGAGGCTTATCGGCGCATTTACGAGGCTATTGGCGTTCCCAACATTGAGGGTGTTTTACCGACACCGACACCTCCGCAACCCACGGATCCGTCCATAGAGAACGCTAGATCCATTATTCAGGAGACTTTGCAGGCATTTCAGACACAGGATCATGACGCTCACATAGCGTCACACCTGATGTTTATGAAAACACCTACTCCCTCATCTACCCCACCTATTTTTGGATTGTTGCAAGCGCACCTATGCGAGCATATAGCGTTTAAAGCTAGGGGTGTGGTACAGGCTGAAATGATGCAGCAGTCCCAGCAGTTACAGCAAATGCAGGCCGCGGGACAGATTTCACCGCAAGAGGCTCAAACGCAAATGCAAGTGGATGTGGAGGCCAAGGTTGCGCAGTACATTGCGCAGTACACCGAAGAAGTTATGGCTGCCTTAATACCGCCGCCAGCCGGACAGAATGACCCATTGGTTCAGTTGCGTGATAAGGAGCTCGACATTAAGGCGCAGGATATGCAGCGTAAAGCTGATGAGTTTTCTTCCAAACAAGGGTTTGAGGAACAGCGCGAGGCTGAACGTCAGGGTTTGACCCGCGAGAAGATGGACTCTCAGGAAGATATTGCGTTGCTTAGAGCTGATGTCAACCTTGAAAGAATTACGACACAAATGGGCAGTACCGGCAGAGGAAACTAGAAATGCCGCTGAGTAAGAAAGGCAAGGACATTATGCGCAATATGAAGGGTAAGTATGGCGCTGATAAAGGCGAGAGCGTTTTCTATGCTTCTTTGAACAAAGGTACTATTAGTGGTGTAGAGGATGTTCCACGTGGAACAAAAATGCGAAGAGGTGGTCTTGTGAAAAAGCGTAAAAAGACGAAGTACAACGATGGCGGCATGGCTTACGACGTGACTCATGGCTCTGAGGATGTTCCCATGGAGTGGGGCCGTGAGAAACTGGATAAAGGCACCGAACAGCTTATTAAAGGTACTGAGTTCCAGGTTCGTGGGCGTTATTTCAACAACAATGACGGTAAGGGAACATTCTGATGCCAAAAGGTGTTGTTTACGATGACGAGATTTCCGCACAAGAATATGCGGATACGGTTCCAGGTGGAAGAGTAGAAAGTTCCCCAGATGGCTTTATCGTCGAAGTAGATGAAGTAGACGAACTAGGTTACATGGGCGGTGGGATGGTGCATGAAAAGCGTAGCCCTATTAATTACTCTAAGGGTGGAGCTGTTAAGGGTAAGAGTTTTTCAGGCTGTTATTAATGGCTGACCCCGTCACTTTCGCTTACTCCGTGCAGAGATCTATACGGGAACGGATTAAGCTTACCGAAGACGCAATATTACACGGCACTCCTAAGGATATGGAGATGTACCGCCAATTGGTTGGCGAACTAACAGGGCTTGAGTTCGCTGAGCAAGAGATTATAGAAGCCCTGCAATCGGAGGATACTGAATGAGTAGCCCGCAAATACTGGTTCCAGACCATGTTACAAAGAGTGAAAAAGCAAAAAAGTCGATAGCTGCCGTTTATGTTGATGAGAAGGACAAGTATCTAGACCCTTCCCGGTTGTCAAAAAGTCTTAAGGAACGGCTGCCACAGCCCACCGGCTGGAGGATGCTGGTAATGCCTTACAAGGGCAAAGCCACCTCAGACGGCGGCATTCACATTCCGGATTCAGTAAGAGAACGAGAGGCGTTAGGTACAGTAGTGGCTTACGTCATAAAGATTGGACCATTGTCTTATAAAGACGCCGCCAAATTTGGGGAGTCTTGTAATCCGTGGTGCAAAGAAGGTCAATGGATTTGCATTGGCCGATATGCCGGTTCTAGATTTAATCTAGAAGATGGTGAAGTGCGGATCATCAACGACGAAGATGTAATTGCTACCATTATCGATCCTGATGATATTAAACATGTCTAGAAAGCAGAAAGGAGCTATGGAAACCATGACATGCCTCCTGAAGAAAAAGACATTGATGTAGGGGATTCTGAAGAATCTTCAGTAAATATTGATATAGACGAAAGTAAACCCCAGCTTGAACAATCAGCGGTGGAGTCCGTACAAGTTGCTTCCGAAGAGGAGGAGCTTGAGGAATTCAGTGCTGGCGTTCAAACCCGTATAGACAAACTCACTAAGCGGTTTCGCGAAGAAGAGCGCCAAAAGCAAACCGCCATCCAATATGCTGAAGGCGTTCGACAAGAGAACAATTCTCTTAAGGAACGTCTAGATAGTCTAGATAAAGGCTATCAGCAGCAGTTTAGTGACCGCGTCGAATCCCAGATTGACACTGCCAAAAGACTCTTAAAAGAGGCTCATGAAGGCGGTGACGTAGACAAGATTGTGGACTCCCAAGAAGCACTCTCCAATCTTTCCTATGAAAAGGGAACCTTGGCTCGAGCGCAACGAGAAGCCCCGGAAAAACAGCAGGAACCGCAGCAGCCGAGTCAACCTCCATCTCCACCACGGCCTCCTCCAGATCCTAAAGCAGAGTCTTGGGCAAGCGACAATAGCTGGTTTGGCCAAGATGAAGTTATGACATACGCGGCTTTTGGGGTTCATAGACGGTTAGTAGAGGACGAGGGGTTTGATCCTTCGTCAGAAGCGTATTATTCTGAACTTGACAATAGGATGAGGTCGGAGTTTCCACACAAATTAGACCGAAAAACTAGGTCAAACGGGGGAAGCCGAAAGGTTGCGTCAGCCGAGGCTTCTGCATCCCGCAATAAGAGTAGTGGACGACGATCTGTGCGGCTAACACCTTCGCAAGTTGCAATTGCTAAAAGGTTAAATGTACCACTTGAAGAATATGCAAAATACGTGAGGGATTAGCCATGAGTGAACATGAACACACGCACACAGTTAGCCAAAAAGCCACTAGGACGCCACGCGCAAGCCAAACCCGTGCAAAGCAGGCACGCAGAGAGCCCTGGAAACCACCGTCCATGTTGGACGCTCCTCCCGCACCTGAGGGTTATAAGCACAGGTGGGTGAGGGCAGAAGTTATGGGTTTTGATGACCGTAAGAACATAGCTGGCAGAATCCGTGAAGGTTACGAGCTAGTTCGAGGTGATGAGTACCCAGACTTTGAGGTGCCTACCGTTGACGACGGAAAGCATGCCGGTGTAATAGGAGTAGGAGGATTACTTCTAGCCAGGATTCCTCTCGAAATCGTTGAAGAACGCAAAACTTATTTTCGGGGTATGACCCGCGATCAAATGACTGCTGTCGATAACGACCTTGCTCGTGAGCAGCATCCGGCGATGCCGATCAGCCAGCCTGAACGGCGTTCAAGTGTTTCTTTTGGCGGTCCTCGTAGTGAAGAGGACTAATGGAGTTAATTTAAATGGCTAACATCAATGGAAGTTTTGGCCTTCGACCTCTAAGTAAACTAGGGTCTGGGGCTAACTCCACGGGTGGATCTGGCTACTCATTGTATGAAATAGCAAACGGCGAGACTGATAAAATTTATCACGGTACCCCCGTTGTTCCAGTTGCAGGTGGTCATATTGAACCTGTAGGTGCGGCTGCGGGAGGAACTGTAAGTCTTGCTGGGGTTTTTCAGGGCTGTGAGTACGTCGATTCCACCACTGGGAAAACGGTGTGGAAAAATTATTGGCCCGGTTCTGGTGCCGATAGCAACCATCCGGTCAAAGCGTTTATTATCGATGATCCAATGCAGCTTTTTGTCATTGCAACGGACGCTACGTGGACTAGTAAGGCCACGGCGCGGGCAGATACTTTTCTAAACGCTAACTTTTCCACGGCAACAACTGGCACAGATTCCACTGGAATTTCTTTGGGTCGTCTGGCAGTAAGCACACTCGCCACTACAGCCGCATTGCACATGCGAGTTATGGGGTGGGTGGATGATCCGGAGAACGCGGATTTTTCCGCAGCCGGTATCGGTGTCATCGTTAGGTTGAACAACCACTTTAATGCGCCCAATGGGTCCATTGCTGCTGGTACGCCTTCAACCACTGGCGTATAGGAGACTTAAATCATGGCTATTAGTCGAGCACAACTAGCTAAAGAGCTAGAGCCTGGTTTGAATGCTCTGTTTGGAATGGAGTACGCCAGGTATGATAATGAATCCGCTGAAATCTATGACACTGAATCTTCAGAGCGAGCCTTTGAAGAGGAAGTCATGCTTTCCGGTTTCGGAGCGGCACCTGTAAAAGGCGAAGGAAGTGCTATTTCCTTTGACGATGCGCAGGAAGCCTACACCGCAAGATATACGCATGAGACTATCGCTCTTGCCTTCTCAATCACTGAGGAAGCAATTGAAGATAATCTTTATGACCGTCTTGCTTCACGCTACACGAAAGCTTTGGCACGTAGCATGGCCAACACCAAACAGGTGAAAGGCGCTGCTACGTTGAACAACGCTTTTGATAGTTCTTTTACTGGCGGTGACGGTAAAGAACTGTGTGCGACGGATCATCCGCTGGTTAGTGGCAACACTCTCCGGAATGAGCCTAGCACTGCTGCTGACTTGAACGAAACGAGCCTTGAAAATGCGCTCATCGACATTGCAGCTTTTGTCGATGAGCGCGGCCTTAAGGTTTCGGTACGTGGAACTAAACTGGTCGTTCCTGCTGCATTGCAGTTTGTGTCTGATCGGTTGCTTGAGTCCACTCTTCGTCCAGGGACTGCGGATAATGATGTTAACGCTGTGCGGAACATGGGTATGCTCTCGCAGGGTTACACCGTTAACCACTACCTCACCGACACTGACGCTTGGTTTATCAAAACTGATGCACCTCGCGGATTTATTCACTTTGAGCGTATGCCGATGTCCACTAAGATGGAAGGTGACTTCGACACCGGTAACGTGCGGTACAAGGCCCGTGAGCGTTATAGTTACGGTTACTCTGACCCACGTTGCGTATTCGGTTCTCCTGGTGCGTAAGTAGTGTTGTAAGGAAGGGGGGTTCGCCCCCCTTCTTTTTAACTGGGAAACATAGTTCTAGAGACTGTCCCAGCAGACGCTTACAAGACGCTAGAACAAACCCTTTGTAAGGAGGTCAGCCAAAATGGCTAACACCACTTTTAATGGTCCGGTTCGTTCAGAAAACGGATTTGAAGTAATCAATGTTGCATCTGGAACTGGGGCTGTCACGAAGACTTGTGACATTGCCTCTACGGGAATTGTTGTTGATAAGTATATAAAGCATGTCGGCTTTGCCACTGGTGTGACGGTGAATACCACTGCGGGGGATTCTCCCGCAATTGGCGAGTTTACGCAGCCCGCCAACACTATCCTCACCAATATCAAGATTTTTTGCGCTACGGCTCCGGTAATTGGGTCGGGGGATATTGGCTATGAGGTCGGAACATCCAGTTCAGGGGCACAGATTGTTGCCGCACAGACGGATGAAATCCTAGACGCGGGTACTACTGTTGTTGTAGCTAACGTAACTGTTACGTCTCTGGTTCTTCAGACGCAAGACGCAGCTACGGCTCCCGCTTCAGTTCAATACACCTCTGCGGAACGAACTATTTACTGCAACATTACCAACACCGTAAATGCTACTACGGCGGGTTCCTTTACGTTCATCATTGAATACGTGCAAATTGCTTAATTAGGTGGGGGGCTCGCCCCCCTTCTTTTTAAAAGGAGCTTAAAATGGCTGACGCTGTTACTTCAACAACCGTAGATGATGGCCCTCGCAAGCTTGTCGTGTATTTCACTAACACTAGTGACGGAACCGGCGAGTCAGCCGTTACTAAGGTGGATGTGTCTGGGCTGGCAACATATCCGGACGGGGCAGGCACAACTTGCACAGGAGTTCGCATTACTAAAATTTGGTATTCGACAGTTGGGATGGGAGTCAAGATTCTTTGGGATGCAACCACAGATGTGATTGCGCTCCAGCTCCAAACTGACTGGAGTGACACCTTGGATTTCTCTTCTTTTGGAGGAATACCAAACGCTTCTGGCTCTGGAAAAACTGGGGATATTCAGTTCACAACTGTGGGGCATTCCTCTGGAGATACCTATTCCATAGCTATGGAGATGGTGAAAGAGTTCTAGTTATGTCTGACCCATTGGACAGACAGAATCAAATCGACATTATTCAGTTACGTGGAGAGCTGAAGCTTCTGTCACAAAAACTGGATGTTATAAAAAGCAACGATCTTCATTACATCCAGAAATCTATTGACATGACTTCCAAAGTTCTTTGGGGAGTAGTATTTTTAATACTAGGCCAATTGGTGATTGCAATTCGAGTCGCTATTTTGGGCTGAGGAGGACATATGGCAACATCTGGATCAGTTGACTTCAACCTTGACATGTCCGAAGTTACTGAAGAAGCCTTTGAGAGATGTGGATTAGAGCTTAGAACTGGTTACGATGCAAAGACGGCAAGAAGGTCTTTAAACCTACTGTTTGCAGATTGGGCAAACCGAGGACTTAACCTATGGACAGTTGAGCAGGTTTCCCAAACCATGGCTCAACTGTCTACTTCTTCTGCAATTGCTACGTACCCCATAGGTGCTATTACGGCTACCGTGGGAGCTTCCGGTAGCTTCTCTGTAGGTGAGACTATTACTGGTGGAACCAGTGGAGTTACCGCAGATATTATTACCAAACCGTCGGGAACTACTATGACTTTGACGGTTCCCAGCGGTTCTTTTACTGCATCTGAGACAATCACAGGCTCCAGCAGTTCTGCTAGCACTACTATAACCGCAGACCCTTCTTTAGCCGATGTGCAAGCAACGGTTGATGTATTGGAAGCTGTTATTCAAAGGGCTAGCGAGGATTTGTCTATTGTGCGGATGGGCCGCCAGGAATATTTAAGCATCCCAAAAAAGACGACTCAAGGGCGCCCTACTCAGTTTTACGTAGATAGACAAATAACCCCGACAATGACCGTATGGCCCGTTCCTGAAAACTCTACAGACACTTTGATTTTTTACCGGATGAAGCGTTTGGATGACGCTGATGCGGCTACTAACAACGCTCAAATACCTTTTAGGTTTTTACCGTGTCTGGTTGCCGGTCTTTCTTACCATATTGCTCTTAAACGTTCTCCTCCAAGAGTAGAAGCGTTAAGGGCTATTTATGAAGAAGAGTTTCACAGGGCTTCTTCCGAGGATATAGACCACGGCGTACCTCTTAGACTGGTTCCCAGTTATGCCTCTCTAAGGATTTAACAGATGCCTAGATTTGCTAGTGGGACACGCGCATTAGGGATTTCAGATCGCTCCGGTCGCGCTTACCACTTAAACGATATGATTAAGGAGTGGAATGGTCTACTGGTTGGCCGCGATGAGTACGAGCCTAAGCAACCTCAGTTGACACCTAGTCGCCATAAAGCAGACCCGCAAGCCTTAAAGATAAGCAGGCCCGACAGAACGGAGCCTG